TCACCGGTGGTTTGCTACGACTAACAGGGTGGAGCTGGATGTCGAAGGCTGGCCAATGCAACAGGTGACTACGATAGGCAGCTTACGAGATGCGGCTACAAGATTCTATTGCCGGCGGTGGGGATGTTACCTTGATGAAGATACTTGCAGGGAAACGCGGCGGGAATTGCGGGGCGATCCTGCTGATGATGTATGGAGCCTGAATATTGTGCCGATGGGCAACGACAGCCAGGCGCATGAGCGGGCGCGTAAGCGGGTATTTCTCTGGGCGAGTGCCGGGCGTATCGAGATAGGGCAGGATGCTTTAAGGGTGATTGAAGAAGAGGAGCAGGAGATGGGCGGGCAAGGACCGTGCGCCTTGACTTCCAGTCTGGGGGCGGCATTGGAACTCTATGACCAGCGGCCATACCGGAAGCCGGAAGACACTCCATGGCGGCGGATCAAGCAGACCGTTATCCAAGGTTAAAAAAATGCTTGCCAAATATCCCCTACAAATGTAGGGTTATAGTATCAGTTAATACTTTGATCTGGTTGCGGCGGGGCAAAAACGATGTGAGCAAGTCTAAAAAGCGTAAAAAACTTGAAGCCAGGAAGCAACAAAGCATGATGGCTGATCTTGAGGCGGCCATTGATGCTGTGATGTCTGACACTCAATCTGAACCTTCTCCATTACCTGATGATGAAACCTTACCCGCCGAAGATATGAATCTCGGGGTGGTGGCAATTGTAGGTGGTGCCGTATGGGGCGCAATCGAAAAGCACTGCCAGGAGCTAATCCAGAGGGCCAAACGTGAGAGGATTCCGCGAGAGGCCAAATGGCGGCTCAATGCTTTGACGGCGGCGGGAGAGTTTGCCGGCGGCAATAGTAATGAGCAGAAGGCTGACTGGGATAGTGCTGAGGATGGCCATGAAACTATGCGCATTGCGCGGCAGAAGGTAGTAGCTGCCAAGACTGCATTGGGAGATGCCATTTACCGAAACAATCGCGTCCCCTTTTCGTTGATGTTCTCGAACATTTCTGACTATGACGATCCGGCTACGCTGGAAAAATTACGGTTATTGGTGGACAAACAGACTTATACTGCGGCGGTGCCGGCAGCAATGCGGACGGCAATAGAAGATGCGGCAAGCTATGGCGAGAGCTGGATTCGCGGCGGTATAGAGCCGGATGGATATGGTGGACTTAGGACTGTGATAAGTGCTGTATCGCCATGGCAAATGTATTTCGATGAAGCTGGTACAACGGAACTGGCAAATGCTGAATATGTGATTCGCAAGCAACGGCTGAGTCCGTTTGAAGTCGGGCGGATGGTTGCCGATGCGCCTCCATGGATGTATGACCTGGACAAAGTGAAGGCGGCAGTGGCGGGGGCAACGGCGGGGCCTCGTGATGAAAGCGATTTGGCGGCGCAGGAAGATGGGCGGAGCGGGTCGCCGAGTGTAGAGTGGTGGGAAGTTTGGGCGCAGGTGCCTGCAAGTTTATTCAAGGCTGAGAGTCTGGTTGTAGCTGACGGCGAGAATATCTTTGACTGGGTGCGGGTGATGGCGGTGGTGGCCGGTTCCACTATGGTGGCGGCTGTGATTGGGGATGATGTGCCGGTGACACCGTTTTACCGTAGCGAATGGGATCGTGACAGGATGCAACCATTGCCGCAGGGCATTTATGATGCCATGGCCCGGACGCAGGATATGGTGACGGGGGCGGTCCGCGCCTGGGCGGCAAACCTTAAGCAGGCCAGCAAGATCATATTGGCGGGCCACCGCTATATGGTGAGACAAGATGCAACAGAGATCATCAAGGGAGTAGAGTTCATCGATTTGGACCCTGATGTGCGTGACGTGCGGGAAGCGATACAGCAGTTTGAATTGCAACCAATGACAGCTGGGTTGACACAAGCAATTGAAATCCTGATGGAGTTCGGCGACCTTGAAAGCGGCATACCAAGAGTGCAGCAGGGAACGCAACCGGCAAGTACCTCCACGGCCTTTGAGCTCCGGCAACGGTTACTAGCTTCCGGAAAATACCTGAATGAAATCGTGCGGCGGCATGATGATGCTATCCGGTGGGTAATACGCTTTTACTTGCAGGTGCTGGAGATGCAGGGGGTACTGGATAGGGGGTCGGCTTTTACAGTGGTGCCGCAAGGGTTTGCAACGTATGAAGACCTGGTAAGGCGTTTGGATGGATTGTTGCGCCTGATCGGGTTGGCTGCTGGTAACCAGCGTGTGGATGCCATGATCGACTGGGATACGCTCGTTAAAGAGGTGGCGCGGGCTGATGATCTGGATGTCGGCAAGGTGTTCTTGTCGATTGACAAGCAAAGAGAGCAGGCAGAAGCAGCGGCACAGAGTGAGGAACGGGCCCTGGCAATGGAAGATGCGCGGGCAAGTGTGCGCCTCAAGCAGGCGCGGGCGGCAAAAGATGAAGCCTCGGCGCAACAGGCAATGGGGCAGATACAGCTTAACCGGGCGAAATTTATTAAAGATGTTGAAGCCACTACAAAGGCGGCTTCAGAACAAAGAGGGATAGCAACCAGATGAGAGTGCAAAATAAAACAGTGAAAATGACGTACGCGCAAGCGGGCGATATGATACAGCATTGCAATGTAGCGGCAAGTGTAGTAGCGCAAACGGTGGATGAAAAGGACGATATCGCCGTCTGGAAGATGGCGTGCGCGATCAACGCCAAAGAATTGCGGAAACTGTGTGGCAGAATCGAGCACAAGATACGCAGTGAAAATATGCAGCTGGTAGCATCGGAGCGATGGCAAGCTGTATGTGAGAAGCTCAAGGAGCTGACTCAACATACAATCGGGTCTGAAATCGATTGGACCGCCTTTGCTTTGTATTGCCTGGACGAACATGGAATATACGTTTTACCCGGGAAAGATCAGGTAAGGGATGCCATTGTAGAGAATATGACGCCCTCTGATAGTATCTCGTGTGAGCAAGCTATGGCTATGGCGGTGACCAGGGTGCATGATGAATGGCGGCGTGATCCGGCGATGCTGGAAGTTTGTGAGCTGGTGGCGGCGGAGATCGAAGAAGCGCACTTCCAGATGAACCAAAAACTTTGGGAGCTTCAGATCGCGCAGGTTACGTTTAAGCAGGTACCGGCGGGATTAAGTGGCGGGTATATGCTGGCTTTGTTTTGGATGATTAACCTTACCGGCAATGTAGCCAGTGGCTTGGCAGGGCTGGCACGGCAATGTGAGCAGGTAGATACACTTGACGATGATTGTGAAGTGTGTCAAAATGACCATACAAAAGTAGGGGACGATTGTGGCGAGAATGACCTTAGCGCTGAATGAGGAAGAGAAGCTGGCCATTGCCGGCGCGCGGGATACAGCCGTAGGACGGGCCATTTTAAAGGCTTTGGAGATCGAGGCGGCTAGAGTTGAGGCGCGGTTGGAGGACCCGCTATTGGATACGCAAAGGCTAAGAGATGATATGAGATATGCGATGGGGGAGTTGCGCGGACTTAAGGCAGTCTCTAGAATGATTGATGATATTACATACAAACCAACAGAGGTGATTAAATGAGCGTAAATTTAGACAGCGACAATTTAGACGCAAAGACAGTGGATACGCCGGATGTTGTAGATAACGACGGTCTCCCCGATGGTGATGGTATTGACGAGGGCGATGAAGACCAGATGTTTGCTGACCTTGCGGACTCTCGTGCCCAGGGTAAAAGCATGAGGGCCTTGGCGAATGCGGCCAATGCTGAGGAAGCGCACGTGCCAGCTGATGATGAAGATAAAGAACCGGAAGAGGAAGAAACAGAAGAACCTAAGGAAAGCGAACCGCCGTCCAAACCTAAATCCATTCTTGACCATAGTGACGTTGATCGTTTTGCGACGATACTTGAAAGAGACTTGGACGATGTCGAATTGGAGCCGGCGGATGGGGTCGAGCCGGCGGTTACGGTAAAAAGCTTTAAGGCTGATTATCCGGCTTTGGCCAAGTACATAACATTGGTGGCTAATGCTGCACGCAAGGCGGCACTGGCTGAGGCGGCGCCGGCGATTCGGCATTATCAACAGCAATATTCGCGTGAGATGCGCGACAAATTACTTGACCAAATAGATGGGTCTGGGCCCGAACAGATCGCAGACGCAAAGGGGATGGCTAACAGTAAAGAATTTGCGGAATGGTACAAAACTCAGCCGGATGAAGTCAAAGCCTTGGGGCGTAGCTCTCTGCCGGCAAATGCGGTGAAGTTGCTCGCGCTATTCAAATCTGAAACAGGGTGGGGCGGTGGTGCTGCTGATGACTCACGCACAAAGCGACATCTCGATACATTGATGGGCACACGCAGTGCGGGGCGTAGCGATGTGCCGCTCAAAAAGATATATTCGCCTAGCGTGGAAATCGACGAAGATGAGGCGGAGCGGCTGTATCGGGAAGCGGCTGCCAATAGGCGTAAACGGTAATGTATTATGGTTAAAGCGGTAGAAATAGCAGAAAAGGCGGCTTGTGTCGCATTGCCTGACGCAATTGTACCGATACCCGAACAGGTGATAGCTTGCCCAGGGTGTGGCACGCCAATAGCGAAAGGAGTGCTGGGGCGTGGGACGCGGTTGGCAATAAAATGCCGGCGACCGCAATGCAAGTATCATCAAATAAATACACCCTATGTGATTTTGGTGCCATGATGGCACGCGGCTGTTGCGGGTGCAGCAGCCTGATTGACGCCAGCGACCATGGAGTTGCGCTAATGAATAATAAGCACGACAAACCAATGGGAGGGGTGTCAAATGGCTACAGTAACATATGGAGAAATCTCCCCACGTGTGGGAGTCATGGCGGTGCTGAGGCTACTGGAAGTAGCGCAACCGCGCATGGTCATGCAACGATTCGGACAAATCACCAGCTTACCTAAGAAGCGTGGTGATACTGTCAAATGGACACGCTACGAGCGCTTTCATGCCGCAATGGCAAAGCTCTCTGAAGGCGTGCCTCCTACGGCGCAACCGATGCGCAAGCGCGATTATGTTGCGACTCTGGCGCAATATGGTGCAATTACTAAGATCACCGACAAGGTTGAGGACCTGCATGAAGATAATGTCCTGGACGTGGCGGTACAACTCTGCGGTGACCAGCTGGCAGAGACAGAAGAGCGCCTGACAATCGAGATGGTGAAGGGGTCTGCCAACCGCTACTACGCTTCCGGCGTGGCTGGGCGTGATAGTGTGGCGGCTGCCATCACTCGCGGCGATTTCCGCCGGGTTGAGCGTGGGTTTGCCCGTGGCAACGTGAAGCGGCTCAATCGGCTGATCTCGCCGAGTCCTGACGCCAATACCTATGGTATTGACGCCAGCTATTTCGCGATCTGTCATACCGATCTGGCGGCTGACATCAGAACCTGCTCGGGCTTTATTCCGGTTGCCCAATATGGTGACCCGGCGCAGGCGGTCGAAGGTGAGATCGGAGCGGTCGAGGCGTTCCGTGTGATCACTTCAAACCTTGTCGAACCTTACCTGAAAGAGGGTGCTGATACTACTACCATGCTATCGGACGGTGACATTCCGGGCGGTACCGTGAAAGCGGACGTGTACCCAGTGATCTGCATCGGGCAGGATGCCTATGGCGTCGTACGTCTGCAAGGTGTGAAGGCAGCTCATGTGACCGTACTGCAACCAAATGTGCCGCGTTTCGGTGACGAACTTGGCCAGCAGGGTAGCGTGGGCTGGAAGATGTGGTGGGCTGGCGCGATCCTCTTTGAGGATGCTTGCGCAGTATTGGAAGTGGCTTGCAAAGCTAACCCGACTTGATGATCGGATTTGGGTGCACAGCATGGTCATGGTTTGCCGGTTTATCCAACTAACTCCTACAACAACTAAAAACCGGCGTTCTTTAACAATCCAACAAGAAAGATGAGGGTTAACATGAAAGTAGTTCATGGTGTGTTTAATGGAGCTGGAGCGGCGTTAAAGCTCGGCATTGGCTTCGTGCCGTTCAAAGTGAAAATCTGGGAAGTGGGGCATGCAAACAAGGTAACACTGGAATGGCATGCTGATGATGTCCGCAAAGTAACTGGTGCCGGTGGTATTGTCCGGGCTGGTGTGGCTAATACACCTGGCTTTGCATTGCTGGCGGTGACTGCTGGTGTACGCGCCTATTACGGTGGCGAACAGGTGGCGGCAGTGAGCGCGGCTAATCAGATATCTGTGCAAGATATTCCTGATAAAGCGGGCAATCAGGCTGGTGACATCACTTCCTGGAAGCTTGGATCGGCTGACAATCGTACTGGAAACTTCAACGCTGGATTGAAAACAGCGGTGTGTGGAGTTGGCAGTCTTGTCGAAATCGGTGGAGTGAAGGCACGTATCCTGGCACTTACCAATGACGGTGATGCTGCCAATGAGGTAACACTAGACCGGGCTGTCAAAAGCGGCAAGGTTAATTTCATCGGGGCGGCGCTCGATTACGACAAGGCGCCTGTCGGCACGCTGATGCCGCAGGGCTTTGAGATTCTCGACACAACGCACACAAATGCAGCCAATACCATGTACGCTTTCGAAGCGTATGGTGCTGACTGATGGTGTGAAGGGGCATGAGATGCCGTGTGAGTATCCTCTAATTTATCAACAACATTAACAACAGGTAGATACCTATGAGTATTGATGAACATATCAAGCTGAGTTCGGATGGCAAACCTTACAAAAGTGAAGAAACTGCCAATGCGGCGTTGAGAAAATCGGAGTTATCGCCGGATGTTTGGGGCGTATATCAGCGTGAAGGTGGCTGGGTGCTGGCCAAACATGTGGCGATTATCAAAGAACAAGCAGCCGCAGAGCAGGCACGCGCGGAATATAACCAGAATAAAGAGCTGGCCAATGAGAAGTATTTTCGCGTGATATTCCCGGAGCGTACCGGACCGCACGATACGGAGAACGTTGAAATAGCGCACCAGGGTACGAGGATCACCATCAAGCGCGGTGTGGAAGTGGTATTGCCGCAGCGTTTCCTAGGCGTGTGTGACAATGCCGTGGTGAGAGTCTTTGAGCCGGCGGCGCGTGGCGTGCATGCGTATCAGCAGGCGGGACTCATTAAACGCCGGCCTTATACAAAGATCGGTGAGGCTACGCGGGAAGAGTTTCTCCAGGCGTGGGACGAAGGGAATACAGTAACGCGTCGGGAAGTCGCGGCAGCGGGTGGTAAAGCCAATGAACTCGGTGGCACAACTATTCGAGGGTAACCATGGAACGTAAAGCCAGGCTCTTAGATGTACTTGATAGCGCGCGCAATTATGCGCGGCAACATAGTACGGAAACCGATACCTATACGCAGGCGCAATGGATGGCATGTTTGCAAAGGGCATGGCGGCGCTTGTGGGGTAGGTGGCCGGAGGCTTTTCATATCGGGATGGATCGGGTAGGTGAGTTGCCGGAGTGTGTGGTGGACGATGAAGGGCGCTTGCCGGTGGCGGTCGAGTATACAGATGTGTTGGCGGCGGCGGTAGCTAGTGATGCGGTGTGGGCTATCGTGGGAAATACGCCTGAACAAGTAAGCATGTTGGCGGCGGCGGCAGCACGTTTGGATGGTTTGTTTGAGCGCGGTGTATAAGGGGGCTGGCTATGGCAGAGATAGTGGGAGAGTTAGCCATGATTTTGCCGATGCTATCAACCGATTTAGCGGGGGTTAGTACGGCTGATAAATTGGCGGCGGCTGGCGCGGCGGCAAGAAGATTATGCTGGGCGAGCCGTTGCTGGCGGCATGAGTTAGCCACAGACCTGGAAGCAGGCCAGACAAACATTACCTTACAGTGGCCCATGCGGGCGAACGCGATTGCTATTGACGTGGTTGTACCGAGAACAGATGCCTTTAGAGTTGAGCGGGACAATCTCGGGCGGCAGGTCGTTGTGTTCAACTCTCCATTAAGTGAGACCGTTGACGCGTTGGTGCGGATAAAGGGTTGCCTGATACCGGTGATGGATGGCGATGGCATGCAGATGCCGGAGTGGATCGTGGAGCAGTATGGCGAAGCGATTGCGGCAGGGGCAACCGCAATGCTTAAACGGCATGCGCGCAAACCATACACTGATCTTAATGGAGCTGAATATGCGGACCGGGAGTTTCGACGCGGCATCGGGCAAGCGGCCATAGACGCGCAAAAGGTAGGTGTACGATGACAGGGTTACATATATCCATTGGTTTGCGCAAAGAGATGAAACTCGTTGGTGACGTGGCAGTACGTGAATATGTGCGCGTGACCATGGCTGATATGGCGGCGCGCATTGATGACGGGCTGCTGTTGCGGGTTGTGGGGCGTAGCGGCCTGGTGGCGGTGTGTGATGCCTGGGAGATTAGTTCGCAGGATGCAGTTGGTATTCTAAACCTGAATACAGCAGAGCTGGTGGAAGACCTGGAAGACCTGAAGCTGGCGGGTGCGCGTAAGTACAAGCTCGTAGTCTGGTCGTTGGCAGATCAGGAAATGATCGGCGATGGATGGATTAACATCAGGGTGAATCCAGCGGGGGATGGTGAAACGGAGCTGTTGCCATTAGCAAAGTGGGGTACAGACTTAACGGACGTAAACAATGCCCTGGAAGGGCTTGAGAGTCTGTTGGCAGCTCATACCCATGATGGTGGAGAGAGCGCACAAATAAGCCATAGTGACCTGTTGGATAAAGGCAATATGACCCATGCTCAGCTTGAAGCGGCGATGGGTAACCTGCAAGCGGCGATTGATGCGCATGGTGATCGGCTGGCAGCATTGGAAAGCTGGCGGGCGGCTGTAAGTGCCACGGTTAACGGGTTGGGGGATCAGGTAGCTGCATTGGGTAATTGGCGACTGGAGACCGCGCCGGAAGTAGCTACGCTGATAAGCAATGTACAGACGCTACAAAACCAGATGGCGGCGGTGAATGCCATAACGCCGGTTGATCTTGGTTGGACGGTTGGAGCTGGAACAACGTTGCGCGCGTTATCCGGGGATGGGCCCAGCTATGGAGAGCTGCTGAAAGTAGTGCGGACGCTGGTGAGTGACCTCAAAGCAAGGGGCGTAATATGAGAAGCAAGGCATTATTATTCGTGTGTGGCGCGATATTATTGGTAGGGATAGCGATATATGTAGGGGTGGCCGCTGAATTAGGGACGCCAATGGGGAACCTGTACCCGGATGCTAAGGTGCTCCTGTCTGAAGATGCGAACGTTTTACGAAATGAACTTGCAACCGCCTTGCAACCTAATGTAGCGGCCATCATGGCTACCGGGAGAGTACATCATGCGTCGATATCTGATATAGTCACTGGGGCCCAAAGTAATCTGATTGCTAATGCGCTACAGGCTAGTGACGTTGGCTCGTTATCAGTGTCTTCAGCTCGTAGTGTTGTACAGAGCGATACCAATGCCTGGATAGTCATACATAACGGTACAGGTTTGCTGTATCGAGTCGAAGAGGTAATAAACACCAATATCTTTTTAGTGACCGTTGAAACTGATATGCGCTCGGTTGGCGAACTAATTGCTACGGCAGGGGTGTATCGGGTGGATAGGCTATTTTCTGAGTATGGGCGGCCTAAAGGCGTTTTTGGCGAGCTGAAAGATGGCGCTCCGATGGCGTATATATATTACGGCACTGCCCAAACGCAATATGGGTATTTTCCAGCACCATCACCTCGCTGGTTTGTGGTACGCGACGATATCAAGGCGTTCCCAGGCGGTGAAGACGTGTGGATCGCGGACGATGATGCCAGCACATTGCCGCAGATTTTGCGCCACTATGATTCTATGATTACCTTAGATGAAGATACCATAGTCTTGGATTACGAGCGCACGTTAATCACTAATACCTACTCGATCGC